GAAGACTTTAATTCATTCGCCACGGTTTGCCTATATATGGAAGAGGCAAGGCTTAAGCACAAAGGCTTTAACGGATTAAACTTTAGAGCGTTGCCAATTAGCTCATACGTTTTTGCTGAAAGCGAATCTGGATTAGTCGATACAGTATTCTGGGAATACGAAAGAACGGCTAGGCAGATGGCGCAGCAGTTTGGTGAGAAGAATATTCCAGACGCGGTTCGCAAGTCTTTAGAGAAAAACCCTGACGATAAATTTGATTTAGTTCGAGTGGTAGCGCCCGTTGAAGATGTTGGCGCAAAGGTTGCGAGTAAATTTGAATACGCTCACGTTGATATATTTAAAGATATGTCGATGGTATTAGACCAGCGCGGCTACCACGAAAATCCTTACATGGTCGGACGTTGGGATAAAGCGTCAGGAGAAACAAGAGGACGCGGCCCTGCCATGATAGCGATGGATGATATTAAATCGCTCAATCAATTAAGAAAACTTGAGCTTACTGGCTTAGAGAAAGCAGTCAACCCTTCCATACTAACTGGCGAAGAAGGTTTTATCGGCAACGTCAAGCTAGGCGGTAACTCCATTGTTTATTCGCGTGACCCACAGAACGTAAGGCTATTACCTACAGAATTGCGACTCGACCTTTCATCATTGAAAGCTGGAGAGTTGCGCCAGGGTATCCGCGACATGTATCTGACGGATCAATTGAACTTGCCTAGCAGCTCGCGCATGACAGCAGAAGAAATTATGACCAGGCGCGGCGAGATGGAAAGGCTACTTGGCCCGACGATAGCAAGATTTGAAACTGAAGTTCTTGGGCCAATGCTTGAAAGAGCAGTCGGCATTATGCTGAGAGCAGGAGCGATTGCGCCCCCGCCAGAAGTTTTAACTGGCTTGGACAAAATTGACATTGAGTACGTTGGGCAATTAGCTAGAGCGCAAAGAATTACAGAAGTGCAATCAATGCAAAGCTGGCTAGGGATGTTAGCGGAGTGGGGGCAACTTGATCCAGAGGTTATGCAAATTCCTGATCTACCCGCTATGGCGAGGTTGGCAGCGCCGATACTGGGTGTTCCTAAGAGGGGAATACGAGGCGCGGCTGAAACTCAAGAAAAGATTGCCGAGGCTAAACAAAAAGAAGCAGCGATGCTCCAGCAACAACAAGCGGCCCAGGTCGCGGAGTCGGCTGGCAAGGCAGCGCCTGCAATGAAAGTCCTACAAGATGGAGCGGCAAATTTAAGTGACGAAGACAAACAAGCACTCGTCCAGCAATTCGCAGGACAAGGATAGCGATAAGCTGTTACGAGTTTTTAACGAGACATTCAAAAGCCAAAGTGGCGCTGTAGTCTACAAGTATCTTGAAGATGCTTATAACAACACATCCAGTTTTGTTCCTGGGGAACCTGAGACTACAGCTTATAACGAAGGTTGCCGTGCCGTGTTTTTGCAAATAAAACACAACTTGGAACGCTGGGAAAACCGAGGGTAACACATGAGTGAAGAAACGATAACCTCTGAAGTAGAGGCCGTGGAATCAACCGAAGCAGTAGAAGAAACAGTAGAAGAAGTAGCAGAGAAATCTTGGCGGGATGAATTGCCAGATGATTTGCAGGGAGTTAAAACCTTGGAGAAATTCAAGGACGTTTCAGGGTTAGCTAAAAGTTACGTTGAAACGGAACGGTATTTTGAGGGAGCAGTACGCATCCCAGAGGAAAACGCATCCACCGAAGAGTGGGAGCGGTATTACACAAAGCTGGGTCGCCCAGAGCAGGCAGATGGTTACGAGTTTGATAAGGCTGAATTGCCAGAGGGCATGAGCTACGACGACAACTTTGAAAAAGCTTTTCTCGATAAAGCTCACACAGCAGGCTTGAACAACAAACAAGTGAGCGAGCTGTATTCTTGGTGGAACAGTACAAGTAAAGATATGTACGTTGAAGGCCAAGTGGAATCTGAAAATACAATTCAGCGAGCAGAGATAGAGTTAAGGGCGGATTGGGGCAGGCAATATGATGAGAAGCTTGCTGGAGTACAGCGGTTGGTTGATAAGTATGCTGATGGAACTGATAAACAATTTATGGAAGAGTCAGGTGTGGGCAACAACCCTGGCTTGGCAAGATTCTTGGATAGACTTGCTAAAGACTTTGGCGAAGGCCGTCACTTGGGTGATCCAAAAGTCAATGCCTTTACTGATCCTGAGTCGGCTCAACTTGCTAAAGACGCATTTTATAACGATACGAAGAGCGACGATTATCAAGCTTACTTCGATGAAACTCACCCGCGTCATAACACGGTGGTTAAGATGATTGACCGCTGGAACACGACGATTCACGGGGAGGAGTAAATGGGATTAAGCCAGGATATTAAATGTAGCGATTGCTTGTATTTCATCGATGCTACAAGCACTTGCGAAGAGTACAGCGCATCGGTAGAGCGAGAAGAAACAAGAAACTGTTATTTTTTTCGAGCTATACCGAAAGACGATCCTTCTATGGACAAGCCATCGGCCCCTAAGAAGACCGTCAAGAAGAAACGCAGGAAAGCCGTTCCTGACAACCCTACTAGGGCCAGGGCTAAAAGTCAGGAGAGTCCAATGAATGGGCAACTCTCCGCAATCACTTAATTAATTTATAGGAGAGAGTAATGTCTAATCAGATTAATAAGGCATTCGAGAGCCAGTTTTCCGACAACTTTATTCACTTGGCGAGCCAAAAAGCTTCCAAGTTGGCTGGAGCGGTTCGGATGGAACAGGTCAACGATGCGAAGCAATTTTTCTTCGATAGAATGGATACCGTTTCGATGGTTCAATCTGTCAGTCGGCATGAAGATACACCTCTAACCGAGGTTCCATTTTCAAGACGACGAGTAACATTTAACACTTATCGAGCCGTTGACTTGATCGACAATCCTGATCGAGTGAAGATGGCTAAAGATCCAACGTCACCAACGATGAAGCAATTGATGGCGGCTATGAATCGGCAGAAGGATGATGTAATTATTTCAGCCGCTCTTGGAAGTGCTTACTCAGTAAACTCTTCTGATACAGCGTCGGCGGTAAGTTTGGCAAGCGCGCAGCAAATTGCACATAACAGCGCCGATTTAACGCTCGCTAAATTATTGGAAGCTAAGAAAAAGCTTTTGTCCAACGACGTTGATCCAGCAGAAGAGCCAATGTATGTAGTAGTTGGCCCTGACCAGTTGGAAGCGTTGTTGAGCGTAACAACGAATACTAGTATAGATTTCAATAGTATAAAAGCTCTAATGAACGCAGAGCTGGACACATGGTGCGGATTTAAATTCATCATCTCAACACGTTTAGCTAAAGTCGGAAATATTAGAAGTTGTTTCGCATGGGCTAAATCTGGAATCGGCCTTGCTATGAACGGTACTCCTAATATCCGCATCTCTGAGAGAAGCGATAAAAACTATAGTACTCAGGTATTTGTTGAATGCTCAATGGGCGCGACACGCATCGAGGACGAGAAAGTTGTCCAGATTGATTGTGACGAATCCTAATAGCTTAACTAACTGATTACTTAATTTAAATAGGAGTATTAAAAATGGCAACTGCATATTCAACGGAGCTGACCAGCTTTGAGGCTGTTCCTCAAGTTATGGCTGACTCTGGAAGTGCCGGTGGAAAAGTTCGCGTATGGGCAGATACCATCGCTGCTGGAACCGGCGACATTGATGACGACGACATCATTATGATGGCTGAGATTCCGTCTAACGCTAAGATCAAGTCGATCAAGCTTTACAACGATGACCTTGACAGTAACGGATCGCCAACTTTGGTAACTGATGTTGGAATATATAACGGCAACGTAAAGTTTAACGACACTGACGGTTCTGCCACAGCTTATGCTGCGGAAGGCGTTATTGATCGTGACTGCTACGGCACGGTAATGACTACGCTTCAAGCGGCTAATACGGCTGGCGTTGAAGTTCGTTATGAAACACTGGGCGTTGAAACAGTCGGCAATTATATGTGGGAAGATGCTGGTCTGACTTCAGACCCTGGCAAAAACTTGCGTATCGCTTTGACGATTGAAACAGTGGCTGCTACTGCGGCTTCTGGTGACATATCGATGGTAGTTGAATACGTTATCAACTAACGGATCGGGGGAGGCTTTGGCTTCCCCCTTTTTGTAACCGTTACAAACAACTTTATAACTAGTGATAATAAATGGCATCTTTTGTTGAAATTACATCGAATGCGCTAAGACTTTTAGGCGACGATCCTATCACTTCTCTGACCGAAGACTCAGAGCGAGCAAGGCTAGTGAATGCTTTGTATGAGGAAGTCAGGGACGAAGTGACTCGCGCTGCAATGTGGAACTGCGCTAAAGATCGCCAAGTGTTAGCTTCATTAGCAACAACGCCAGCATTTGGCTGGTCGTTTTATCATCAGCTTCCTTCAACTTGTTTGCGAGTCGTCGATGTTTTATCAGGCGACATTCGAGTTGAGCATGAGTTGGAAGGTAGAAAACTTATGACAGATGAAAGTTCTGTTAACTTAATTTTTCTAAAAAAAATAACTGATCCAAATGACATGGACAGTTTGTTCATCGGAGCATACACGGCAAAACTTGCCGCAGAACTTGCCGAGCCAATTACAGGCAGTCGCTCTTTAGCGGAGCAAATGTGGCAACTTTATGAACGCAAAGTGCGTGAAGCTAGAACGATAGATTCTCAGGAAGGCACAGTATCAAATTTGGATATACAACAACTTGTAGACGCTAGAGCAGGCACGGTACTTTAATGGCAAAATCTGCTTCAATAATTTCCACGTTCACGGCTGGCGAAGTCACAGAACGCCTGGACGGACGGACTGACCTTGCTAAGTACAAAGACTCTTTGAAGACTTTGGAAAACGGCATCGTGCTTCCTCATGGCGGCATCAAGAGTCGAGGCGGCTTTCATTTTGTTGCAGATGTCAAAGCGACAGCCGCTGGATCGGAATTAGTTACTAACGGAACTTTTGCCAGCGATATTTCAGGATGGACAAATAAAAGTGTTGGGAGTGGATCATCTATAGCTCATGCGACAAACTTAATGAATATCGTTTCAGTCGATGCCAGCAATTACGGATGGGCTGAAGATAGTTTTACAACTGTCGCTGGAGTGCGCTATGTACTGAGTTTTACGATTGGCACTGGCGCAATTAACGTGCAGATCGGAACGGCTACCGCAGGCGAGCAAATTCTAGCTTCTACTTCTTATGCGGCAGCGACTCACACGATTGAGTTTACAGCGATAAGCACTTCGACTTTTATAGGTTTTAAGCACACTACTGGCGCGACGCATACGCTTGATACTGTTTCAGTCAAGTCAGGAACGCAGGATGCAAAAGTTCGCTTAGTACCTTTTGAGTTTTCAGTCACACAGCCTTACATATTAGAGTTTGGCAATTTATATATACGGATATACAAGGACAACGGGCAAATTCAATCTGGCGGTAAGCCAGTAGAAATCACTACAACTTATCTGACGGCAGACTTGCCTTCACTAGCCTTCGCTCAAAGTGCAGATACTTTATATATATCTCATAAAGAATACGCTCCGAGAAAGCTGACTCGCTCGTCGCATACTTCTTGGACGTTAGCAAAAATTAGTTTTACCGGCTCTACGTTCCCATCTACTTTTTGCGCTGGCTCCGCAGGCGTTGGAACAGATGGTAATGACAAAAACCCAGGCGCAGTCACTTTCTTTAACCAAAGATTATTTTGGGGAGGGAGTAACGATGATCCTCAAAAGATTTGGGGGAGTGAAGTAGCAAGCTTTGAGTCTATGGATCAAGGCAGCGCGGGGGCTGATAACAGCGTTGAGTTTACTTTGGTGGCAAATCAGGTGAACGCAATTCAATGGCTGGCAGAATCGACTGACATGTTATGCGGGACACTTGGCGGCGAGTTTACGATTACAGGTGGGCAGGACGACAATATTACTCCAACAAATATTAAAGCGGTTCGCCAAGCTGGTTTCGGAAGCAACAAGGTAGCGCCTCTTAATGTAGGTAACTTACTTTTGTTCAATCAAAGAGCTGGGCGAAAAGTAAGAGAGTTGGTATTTAGCTTTGATGTTGACGGATACTTAGCTCCTGACATTACTTTGCTTGCAGAGCATGTTAGCGAATCGGGTGTCGTTGACATGGCTTACCAGCAAGAAGAAGACACAATTGTTTGGGCGTGTACTGCTGATGGAGTGTTAATCGGTTGCACTTACTTGCGCGACCAAAACGTAGTTGCATGGCATCGTCATCCAGTAGGCGGCGATATGCCAGTAGTCGAATCAGTAGCTGTTATTCCTTCTGCTGATGGTTTAAGAGATGAGCTTTGGATTAGCGTTAAGAAACGAGTTAATGGAGTAACAAAAAGATTTGTTGAATGGCTTGACCCGTATGTTTTTGCTGACTCATGTTTAACGCTGGATAATCCTGTAACAATTACAGGGGCGACACAAGCTAATCCTGTAGTGGTGACGGCAGCGTCGCATGGCTTCTCAGATGGCGATTTGGTTGACATTAAAAAAGTAATGGGGATGTCTGAATTGAATGGCAATCGTTATAAGGTAGCAAATAAAACAACAAATACTTTTGAGTTAACAAATCCCACAACGGGAGCCAACATTAATGGCACTGCGTTTGGAGCATACGACTCTGCTGGAGAAGTTCGGAAGGGTGTAACCACAATCACTGGTCTAGCGCACCTAGAAGGCGAGTCGGTAAAGATAGTAGGAAACGGCGCAGTCTTCCCAGACAAAACTGTAAGTGGTGGCGCTGTAACAGTTTCAAGCGCCGTATCTGAAGCTTATGTTGGGCAAGGATTTACTGTAGTGATTAAGCCTTCTCGCCCAGAGTTTGGAACGCCAACTGGAACGAGTCAGGGTAGGAAGAAAAGAGCGAATCAAATTTTAGTGCGATTGGTTAACACTACTGGAATCAAAATCAATGGCGACCAAATCCCATTTAGATCATCGTCAGATGCAATGGGCAGTCCTCCAGCAGCTTTTACTGGAGATAAGAAAGTGATGAACCTGGGCTATGACCGCGACGGATTTGTAGAAATCCGCCAAGAGCAGCCTTTGGATTGCCATGTGGTTGCCGTAATCATGGATATGAATGTCGGAGAACACTTCTAAGCGTTGGGTAACTGGTTTTGAACCGTGGCATCTTCAAGCTTTAAACTTGAGGCATAGCGACGCGGTAGCTTTATCGCACGTTGATCGAGAAGAGGATGTGCAGTCGAAATCTACGCAAAAAGGAACTGCTTTCACAGGGTTTTCTGAAGGGGAAATCATAGGATGCGCTGGCATTGTGCCTGTCTGGCCTGGAGTCGGACACGCTTGGGTAACGATGGGAGCTAACTATAAGAAGCACCGAATATGGGTACATAAGAACGTAGTGAATTTTATGGACAAAATTATTGATGGGATGGAGCTGCATCGTGTACAGGCGAATGTAGTTTGCGATTTCATACCAGGTGTCCAATGGCTGGAACGCATGGGATTCACGCTGGAAGGCAAGATGGTGAAGTACGGGCCTGACGGCGAAGACCATTATTTATACGCAAGGATTTTTTAATGGCGACACTAACAGCAAGTCAATTGGCAGTAGCGTCGATAGCCTCTTCGGTTATCGGCACAGGTATTACTGCTATCGGGCAGGCGAAAGCTGGAGCATCAGCTAACGCAGTAGCCCAACGAAACGCTCAAATTCAGATGCGCGACGCTCAAATAGCGCAGCAGAACGCTGAGTTTAACGCGAGGATCAACGAAAAGCAGACTGACCAGCGGCGACGAGCAATGATCGCAAAGCAAGGAGCGAGCGGCGTTGAAGTTGGTGACGGAACAAACTTGCTTGCTTTAGCGGAACAAGAATTTATTGACGACATGAACGCGCAGCTTATACGACGAGGCGGCGCTATAGAGTCTCAAGGATTGCAAGACCAGGCAGTACTCACTTCAGCGAGCGGAACAGCGTCACGATCCGCAGGGCTTACAGGAGCTGGAGCAAGCTTGCTAACGGGTCTGGGCAAGGCTGGGCAAAATTACGCGTCGCTAGAAGACTAAGGGGTATTTGACTGATGGCATTTAATATAGATCGCTCTGTATTTCAGCAGAATCAAAAATCAGGTCTACGGCAGACTGACCCGCGAGCATTTACTGCTGGCGCACAAGGATTAATGAGGCTTGGGCAGGGTTTGCAGGATGTGGGTGACGCTGGAGCTAAGTTTGCTTTAGCGGAGAACCAGGCTTTGCAAACCACTCGCTCACAAAGAATTTTGGCAGATTTTACTGCGTATGAAATTTCAACTGCGAATAAGTTAAGAGAAACTGCCCCAGCAGATCAGTTTGAGGCTTTATATAACCAGGATATTACAAGTTGGATTAAAAATACTCTTGACGGCAATGCACAGACAGGCGCTCCAGGTTTGTCGAAAGGAATATTTAAGACATCAGTTACTCAATCATTAGAGGCACAGCGACTGACACGTTTAAGGCCAATTGCGAATGAAGCTAGAGTACGCAGACTTAAATCTGAAAAGGCTGGGGTGGAAGATACAATTCTTTTACTTCAACAAGCATATGGTGCGACATTTGGTGATCGCAACCCAGCTAGTGAATTAACTCGTCAAGGGCTGGTGGAAAATATAGAAGGGTTAATTCAAGGAATGGCAGATGCTACTTTAATTGATCCAGATGATGCGGTTGCTAAAAAGCAAAAAAATGCTAGTAACTTGCAAGTTGCTGAAGCTAAGTTTTTGCAGCGTGCTGCGCCAGAGGAAGCGATTGAATATTTATTGGGGAACAAGTCTGTCAATATTGATGAGCGTGTGCGGCAGGAAATGATTAAATCTACGGACGCAATTTTAGTGCGAGCGGCTGCTGCTTCTGCAAGGCAGGAGGAAAAAGATGAACGTGCCGACAAAGCTTTGCTCAAAGCAAATCAGAATGAAAGTTATGCAACATTAATTGCTGAAGCCTCACGGGGAGATATTACTGCTACTCAAATTGCAGAACAGCTTACCTCTGGGGCAATTCGCGGAACGCAAGGGGCATCTTTAATTGAGTTTATTGGCAAATACCCAGACGGTATTTCTGATCCAGAGCAAATCAAAAATGTTCAAAAGCAATTGCTGCTCAATCCAGATGTTTTATCTATTGAGCAAATTTTAAGTATGGATGGCTTAAATCGCGATGATGCGGTCAAGCTTGCCAAAGAAAAACAACAAATTGATGCGGAGCCAAAAGAAACAAAAGACTTTAAAGATGGGCGCAACATGATTTTAAATATTTATAAACAAGACCCCGACCATTGGGCAGACGAAAAAGAACAATACAAAATTGTTGCTACAGAGAATTATAAGAAATTAGTTAAAGAGGGTAGAACTCCATTCCTTGCGGCAGTGGAATCTATAAATAATTTAAACTTAGCATTAAAAAAGGACAAAAGCCCAGAAAGCCCTATCTCAGTGATGGGGCGCAATCGCCTCTTAGGACGAATGAACTATGGCGGTGACAGTTATGTTGATGCTGCTGTTAAATTAAAAGCTGCGATTGCGGAAGCCATGCAAGAAAATGGAGGAGTATTACTCCCTGACCAGGATAAGTTTTTTAAGCAACAAGGGCTTTTGCTGCAACGGATTCGCAAGTTAACACCGCAAGCCGAACAAAGTTTACCAGTAGCGCCTGGGTATGAAGCGGAAACGGCCGCGCCTCGTGAGGCTATTAGAGAGTCGGGGAAGCCAGCCGTGAAGACAGCCGAGCCAAGGGAAATAGTACAGCCTATTCAAGAGCAAGTTAAAGAAGTAGTAGAGCCAATTAAGGAAACTTTACAGTCACTGAAAAAATCTATTTCTAATTCAGAAACTGGCCCAGAAACTTTAAACCGTTTGACAAATGAGGGGCTGCAAGCATTAGGTATGCAAGAGGAGCCGCAACTTTCTCCAGAAGCTATGTTTCACGTTTCGCTAACCGCAAAAGATTTAGCAATTAAAAAAGATTTTCCAGATGAGTTTTTATTAAGAAAATATCGCGAATTATTTGAATCGACTGATCCTGATGAAGTGGCAATCTTTAAAAAATTAGAGGCAGAGGTTCGCCGCAGAGGTTTACCAGAAGGGTAATTTATGACAGAAACTTTCAAAGACAGCCGAGCAGCAGTGGCTAAAGATATCACACATCCATTTAATGATGCGCCAGATAGTGGCGTATTAATGAAAAATCAAATTGATGTTGCTGAAAGAGTTAAACCTCAACCGACTCAGCAGCTTGACCAGGATTTGTCTGATTTTCTAGGACTTGGAGATACGCCTACTGCACCTACTGTAGAGCCGATAGCAAATGTTGCCACAACTTCTGCGCCTGAGAGCGTTGCACCGGCGGTTGAGAATGAAGAAACATTAAGTAAGAAGTTTTTTAATGTTATTGGCACGGTGACTAGAAATTCTATCGCAGGAGTTGAAAACGCAGTGTTTAGTGCAGGACAGAGTGTAGAGGCATTAGGTGATGTCTTGCGTGAAGAAAGCGAAACTATTCGCCAGCTTGATAAATATTTTGGTGGCAAAAAACAAATTGAGCGGCCTTTTGCAATACCCCGTGAAGATGGGCTTATCGCTAATATCTCTAGAGATACGGCAAATTTTATGTTTGGCTTTCTTCCTGTTTTTCGGGCGATGAAAGTTTTATTGCCAGCCAAAGCAGTGCAAGCCGGTAAGGGTATTCCAACGCTTTTGGGGGCAGATGCTACAACTGGCGCAGTGTTTTTTAACGAAGAAGACCCTTTAGTATTAGAGGCATTAGGGGAAATGCCTAAGAATATGCTGAATGCGTCGGCGAAATTTTTTGTCAGCGACCAATCTCCAAAAGCGCAGGCTGCATTAAAAAGAGCTATTGACTTTGGGACGTTAGGGGCAGCGGGGGAATCGGTCTTTGGGGCAATAAAACTTTTAGGTAAAACTAAAACTGCTCAAAAAATTGTTTCAAAACTAGGTGGCAAAAAAAGTGTAGAAGAAGCCGTTGAAGAAACAGGAGAAGAGTTTGAAGATATTTTAGTCGATACCATTGAGGGTGAGATACCAAAAAGTAAACCGCGTCCTAAATTTCAAGTGCGTGTTGCCAAGTCTGATGCAAAAAAAGCAGAGTCGTTACTTGATGACACGTTTGACGACATTAATATTGAAGGCCGAAAAAAAGGAATTAATCTGGAAAATGTTGTGGTTGAGGGGTTTGAACATGTTTCTTCTAGGCAAGATTTAAAACGTGTTTTAGCGGCAACCGCAAAGATTTATGCCAAGCGTATTGATACGGCAAGGCGCGGCAAAATTACCGTTGAGCAAACCGAGAAGCTTGCCAATGAGTTGCACATGCCCGTTGAAAGATTGTTGACGAGAAAAAAAGGTGAGCTGTTTAATGCTGAAGAAGTTTTGGCTTCTCGTAAGGTATTAAATTCTTCTGGTATCAGGTTAAAGCAATTAGCTGATGAAGTAGCATCTGGCAATGTTGATTCAAAAAATAATTTTGTAAGACAGTTTGTCTTGCACTCTGAAGTACAGAAACAAGTTTCTGCGCTTGCTGGAGAGACTAGCGGAGCATTAAGAGCGTTTGGAATTAAAGCTGCTCCAGAACAAAGGTTAATTGAAAAATTAGCTGAAGCTGTAGATTCTGGGAGTTTTGGTGGGCGTGGAATTGAAGATTTGGCAGATGCAGTGAAGTCTCTTGATGACCCGCATAAAATGCACAAGTTTGTTAATGACGTTGCTCAAAATGATGGCGATGGATTGTTTTTTGAATACTGGTATGGCGCTCTCTTATCTTCGCCAAGGACTCAAATGGTGAATTTGTTCGGTGGAGCAAGTAACTTAGTAGGCTTTCAAATTCCAGAGCGCATGTTGGCTTCCGTGTTAGGTAGGGAAGTTGCTATTGAGGAGTCGGGAGCATTAGCCTTTGGATTAATCGGTGGTGTTTGGGATGGTTTAAAGTTAGGTCTGGAAACTTTGAAATCTGGAGAAGTGCCTAAGTTGCTTCGCAGAACTGATAAATTTGATTTTGGCTTGAATAAAGAATTTGGCGCGGAAAAATTTGATATTGAAAGTGGAACAATGCACGGCTTTATGGCTGATGCTTTTGGTGAGTGGATATTGCGTATGAGTCGCAGAGGCTTGCAAACTGGCGATGCGTTTGTTAAGGGCGTTGCGATGAATGCGGAAAAGTGGGCTTTAGCCGCTCGCCAAGCTAAATCAGAAGGAGAATTACCTGTATTGCGTATTCCTCGAATGATTGATTTGGTAGATGACGCAAGTTTCCTGAAAAATATTAAAAACGAGCAACTTGATTTTGCTGAAGAGGTTACGTTCACTAGACGATTAGGCGAATTTGGTGGTCGGGATATGCAGCATTTTATACGCAAGCAGCCAATAGTTAGGATTGCCATGCCGTTTCAAAGAGTGCAAACAAATATTGGTGTTTTTACAGGCCAAAGATTTGGGCCGTTAGGATTGATTAATAGACAAACACAAGCAGATTTAAAGGCTGGTGGCGCAAAGGCTGCTTTAGCGCGATCCAAGTTAGCGTGGGGTTCAAGTATGCTTTCTTTTGGAGCGTACCTTTATCATTTGGGAGTAACTACTGGAGGTGGGCCAACTGACCCAGCTTTACAGCGCGAGTGGCGAGAGTCGGGCTGGGAGCCTTATTCTGTTAACACAAAGTTTTTTGAAACTCCCATTTTAGACTCCTTATCTGGGAAGGTTGATTATACGGGTGTTGATGAAGACTTAAAATATGAACGTAAACTGATGCCATACAGACAATTTGATCCTTTACGAATGTTTCTTGGGGCATCTGCTGATTTTGTAGAGAGTATGCGTGGCATAGAAGAAGAGCAGGAAGCTGTAGATTTGGCAACCAGTATGACTTTAGCAATTTCCAGAAATTATTTTAGCCCTTTGTACGCACAAGGTATTTCTGATTTTGTGGGGGCCATGTCTGATCCAGATCGAAACGGTAAAAGATATTTGGAGAAACTTTCAACCTCAGCCATACCTACGGTTTCTCGACAAGCTGAAGCATCATTGTCTCCAGAATTATCACAAGTGGATGGCATTGTTTCTCGTATTAAGTCAAAGACTCCTGGTTTGTCAAAATCTGAACCTCCATTGCGTGGACGTTGGGGGCAAAAGATTAAGTTGGACGGGACAGCATATTTGCCAGAAGCTATTTCCCCATTTTATGTGGCGAAAAAAGAATGGACATTTGTTGACCAAGAAATTAAAGACCTGGGTATTACGATGCGCCATCCAACGCGCAATTTAGAGGGCGTTGAAATTACACGGGCGCAGCATGATCGACTCGTCGTTCTGGAGCGTCAAGAAGTACAGGTTGGCAATAAGGATTTAAAACAAGCGATTGAACATTTAATTAAAAACAATGGCATCTATAAGCGTAGCGATAAAAAAGGTGGCCCAGATGGAGTACGCGCACACCTCATTCGGAAGATAGTTGCCAGATATCGGACTAGGGCAAAACAATTATTGCAGAGGGAGTTCCCAGAAATTAAGGATCAAATTAAAGAAAAGAAGTTGCAGAAACGTGGGCGTAGTGCGCCAGCAGACCCTGCTGCTCTCAATCAATTTTTGAGGTAACAAATGACCATATCGACCACAACTAGAACGAAGCAATACAACGGAGATAATTCGACGACTGTATTCGCCTACGATTTTAACATCCAGGCTGACTCAGAAATTGAAGTCTACCTTGGCACTCCTGTCGGCGCTCCTACTTCGTGGGCGTTGCAAACGATCACTACGAATTATTCAGTAAGTGGCGCTGGAACAGCAGGTGGCGGGAACATCACTTTCGGTTCAGCTCCTCCAAGTGGAACTGGCAACGTATTTATTCGCCGCGTTACTGCCAAGACTCAGACAAGCGATTACGTTGAGAACGATCCATTTTCAGCAGATACCGTCGAAGGTAACTTAGATAAATTAACGCAAGTCACGCAGGACATGCAGGAAGAGATTGACCGCTGTTTCAAGCTTGGAACGATTGTCCCAGACGTTGGTGTGACCGCAGCTTCAAGTGTAGTAGCAGATCGCGCCAATAAGTTATTTGCATTCGACGCAAGCGGCGACTTTAGCGTAGCGCAGGAAATTGGAACTTACCAAGGCGATTGGGCAGCAAGCACTGCGTTTTCTGCCAGGGATATAGTCAAAGATACCTCTAATAATAATATTTATATTTGTTTGACATCGCATACTTCATCTGGATCGCAACCTATATCAAGCAATGCAGACGTTGCCAAGTGGGCGCTGCTAGTAGATGCTGCGAGTGCAACGACTAGCCAATCGGCTGCCGCAAGTTCGGCGACAGCAGCAGCTTCTTCGGCTACGGCTGCCGCTGCTTCAGCCAGTACGGCTACAGCGAAAGCTGTTTTAACGGCAAGCGATGCAGTGGACACAGCAGCAGATTTAGTTGAGACAGCCGCAGATGTCGTGTTAGCTGAAGCCGCACAGGTGGCTGCGGTAGCTGCAACGGGAGCATCCGCATTCAAATACACATTCGATAATTCTACAACGATGGCTGACCCTGGTAGCGCAGGGGAAATTCGGTATAACCACGGCACAGTCGGAAGCGTTTCGGCTCTAGCTATTCGCGCAACATCGGCTGACACGGGCAACCCTGATATTTCTCCATTCATTGCATCATGGGATGACGGCGATAACTCAACGCACGAAGGATACATCACGATTCGTAAGTCCGGCACACCCGCGACCTACGCTGTATTCGCTTTGACTGGTAGCGTTGTAGATAACACGGCCTGGTTGCAATTGCCGGTAAGTCATATTTCGTCAAACGGATCATGGTCAAACGCTGACACGTTGTACATATCATTTTCGCGATCAGGGCAAAAAGGAGATACGGGAGCCACAGGGGGTGTAGGCAATGAGCTTGCCGATAATGTTTTCCGTGTCATTGATAATTCCGACAACTCTAAAAAGATTGCATTTGAAGCATCCTCCATCTCAACAGGTACGACTCGCACCGTGACCATGCCAGATGCCAATGTTACACTGGGGACACCGAATAATGACACGGTAACGGCAGGGAAAACGGATATGTCAATCGTGCAGGGTGATGTGGTGTATGGATCAGGCACGGACACTTGGGCAAGACTTGGGGCAGGAACAAGTGGTTACTTTTTGAAAACACAAGGCACAGGGGCAAATCCAGTTTGGGCAGAGGTAACAGGAGGTGGCCCTAGTCTTGGTACAGACTCAATTATCAGAACGAATGCCAAGGTGATTGATGAGGATATAACTTTTTTAGGATCGGAAAATGGTATGAGTGCGGGGCCGTTGACCGTCAATTCGGGAAGAACCGTAGTGGTAACATCTGGTTCTACATGGACTGTAGTAGGTGCTTAATAATCTAAGGAGCAACAAATGTCAGAAATAAAAGTAAACAAAGTAAGCCCTGCTACTGGTACAGCAATACAGCTAGGAGACAGCGGTGATACTTTTACAGTACCGTCAGGAGCAACTATTGTTAATTCTGGCACAGCAACGGGCTTTGGTGGGGGTAAGGTTTTACAGGTACTATCCTCGACCAAAACGGATACTTTCTCCACAAGCGCAACAGCTTTTACCGATACGGGTCTGTCCGTATCAATCACTCCAGCATCAGGAACAAAGGTTTTGGTAATGGTAAATTGCAACTACTCTCTTGCGGAAGGTCTAGAAGCATCTGGCAGACTCATCAGAGATTCGACACCCATTGCGATTGGTGATGCGGCTAGTTCAAGACCAGTTGGAACTTTTAACATGAATAGGCATCATGCTTACTCAGATGGGTCAAAATGGAATAGTGAAGCTGGCATGACATATTTGGATACTCATGGAGCCGATGGAAGTACCGCTGTAACTTACAAACTTCAGTACTCCGCAATTGCTTCATCCACCATGTACATGAACCGTACGCTACACGATGCTGATGACTTGTCGGGAACCAGAGCAGTTTCGACAATTACCGTAATGGAAATAGGAGCATAACCAATGGCTTTATCTTTTGCAGGGAATGGAACAATTACAGGGCTGAGTGTTGGTGGACTTCCTGATGGGTGTGTCGATTCTGATACGTTAAGTGCAGGGGCGGGTGGTATAAGTTCTTCAGATCAATCCGTGTGTAAGGCGTGGGTAAACTTCAATGGTGAGACTTTTGCGACAAGAGATAGTTACAACGTGAGTTCTGTTACGGATAATGGAACTGGCGATTACACGGTCAACATTGATACGGACATGGCAAATGTTAATTATTCGGTTGTTGGATGTGCTGGCGATAGCGTGAATACAATCGCAGGGGCTTTTGTAATTGCAAACATCTATGCGGTAGGTTCGATTGGTATAAAAGTTTTGTACGCCCACAGTCAGGTATATGATCGCAAAAACGTAAACATAGCCATTTTTGGAGACTAATTAATATGAAAAGAATTATTTTTAAAAATGGTGATGGCGTAGCAATTATCGCTCCCTCTCCTAGATGGAAAGGTACGATGGATGAACTGGCAAAGAAGGATGTGCCCACTGGCAAGAAATATAAAATTGTAGATGAGTCAGACATTTCAAGTGACCGCACTTTTCGCAATGCTTGGGAAGTCGATGAGGCGCAATTAACTGATGGAGTCGGTGAATGATTACAGTCAATTTAAACAAGGCAAAAGAAATTACTAAAGAGCGATTGCGTGAAGAGCGTAAGCCATTACTTGAAGCCCAAGATGTAGCGTTTATGAAAGCTCAAGAAGATGGTGCAGACACTACCGCTATCGTTGCAGAGAAAAACAGGTTGCGTGACGTTACTAAACTTGCTGATTCTGCTACGACTACCGATGAACTTAAAACAATAGGGGTAAATTAAATGGATATATGTACGGCTATATTAGCCATTAACCCGTCAGCGCAAGTTAGCGTCAATGCTGAAGACTACGATCAGATCACTTGGCACAACGGTACTGCTGAAATTAGCAAGGCTGACATTGTAGCCAAGCAAGCGGAACTTAAGACTGCTTATGATGCTAAAGAGTATCAACGTAAGAGAGAAAGCGAGTACCCTAGTATGGCAGATCAGCTAGACGATCTATACCACAAC